TTGTTGTAATTGCTTTATTCTAGCCTTTAACGTATTATATTTTCTACCCGGGAACGTTTTTTCAGCGAGAGCCATAAGGTCTGCATCACTAGTTCCTACTGGAGCAATCTTAAACAACTGATTTATTTCATCAGAAGTTAATTCGCCACCTGACGCCGTTAACCCAGGTGTTGCCTTCGATGAAATTGAAGGGTTTAATATTGCGTCTGCTCTTGACTTATTAGGATTTACAGCGCCAGGTTTATTTGCTTGTGTCGCATCTTTATTTTTATTCCATGAATATCTTGGGTCATTAATATCTGTTCCAACATATCCACCTGACATTTTAAATATGAAATCATCTACATTAGCAGCACCAGGTATATTTTCGTTTATCCAACTACCAACAATACTATTTCCTGCTTTGGATGCATCCTGATCAAGGAAGTGTGTTATCGCACCTCCCATCAAAGGAACTATAGCAGAAGTTATTAGTGGTGCAATTCGTGATAGCGCACCTGTTAAGCTAGATATTATCGCTCCCTGCACCATATCTTGTAAAAGACTATCATTATTTTGTCTAGATGCATCAGAAGGTTGACTTCCTATAAATCCTGCATTTGTAAAATTATTTTTTTCGCTTCCACCACGGTCATACCCCATTTTGTTTAGGGCTTCCATCATTTCACGCATTTGAATTGCTACATCTTCATTTGCGCCGACTATAGAATTTAAAGCTTGTGATTGAGCCTGAATACCGTCACGTAGGCTATTCAATCCTCTACCCATAGTAGTGTTAACAGCATTCAAGCCTGTTACTACTTGGCGAGTCGATTGATTAATCGCCGAAACAATATCATCACCTTTGATCTGCTGAAACGGGATTGTCTGTGTGTCAACACCGGACCCTCCTTCGGTTGCACCACCAGGTTTTTTACTATGAATGCCAGCAGAAATAGCGCCACCGAGCATACCCATTCTTCCTAAGGTACCTTGTTCTAACGCATTGAATACTGCGCCGCCAGCACGCTGACCCATAGTCATGTTTGATCCACGGTCGTTGTACATTTGACCGTACATAGCGTACCTAGTTAGTCGATCACCTAATTTTTCTTTTCCTGGTGGCTTTTCGGGTGGTTTTCCGTTTCCCCCTCTTCTACCGCCTCCTGAACCTCTTGTACGTGCCATTAGTAATTAGCTTTCTGTTTTTCTTGTAGCTCTTCTAAATATTTTCTCAACATTTCTACATATATGTCACGCTCGAAAGGTATCATATTTTCAACATCAGTTAACGAATATTTATGGTGCTGCACTAACGCAAAAACTACCTCATAGTAGTTTTCTAGAGTATTATGCGTTAGCGTAGCGTAAAAAAATCGGTCAGCGAAGTCATTTCAATGTTACGCTCGTTGCCATTTTCATTCTTGTATGTAATCTTATAGTAAAGAGATGGCAAATTGCTAAAGAAACCTCTCAACTTTTCGTAAGTCGTAACATCTAGGTTTTGTACAAATTCTTCTAGTTCGTTTTTCGGATATTTCTTCGGATCAATCATTTCATCATCGACATAGATCTTATCAATACAATTGATAATCAACTGATCAAGAATATTTTCGGGTTTGCTTTCTAGAAACTCTTTGTTTGAGTATAGTGAAGCATCGGGATACTTCATGAGTATGCCTGTATTTTCATTAATAGGGAAGTTCTTCTCTACCTTTTCCGGGAAACGAACTTCTACCTTTTCAAGATCAACATCAAAATCATAAACCTTATTGTCTTCGTTGTCACGGTATGAAACTTTGCTAATACTGCTAACAGAGAAAGAACGAATCTTGACAAACAAATACTCAATGTCAAATAAGGTTAACTTTTCAACGTCAACGTCTGCATCTACAATACAATTGTTAACGACTTGCTTTACAGCAGTCAAAATTTCGTTTGCATCTTCACCTGTTTTTGCCATAAGAAGAATTTTTTCTTCTTTAACAAGCATTGGGCGAATCTTAATTTTCTTTTTTGATGAAGGAATAATCACATCAAACATAGGGTGTGTCAATTTAGGTAGTGCCATTGTAATCTCCAAAAGTTAATATTAAAGTTATCGACCCCCACGACCTGCAGGAGGTTGTATAGTTCTTTGACCTGGTGTTTGTGTTGCGGGTCTATTTCCAAATCGAATGTTTTGAGCATCGTCAGTTCTATCAAATGTTTGATCAATATTATACCAATCGTACACAGTCATTGTAACGGGTATTCTTGCAATGTTATTAGTGTCTCCCCAATTCAACTGCACATCACCAACAAACGTAGGATATGCTTCACGTAATACGACCGTCAATACATCATTTCCTTGCTCGTTGAATACGATCACCTCTACGTCTGATACATACTCATATTTGTATGCTAATTCCCATGGGTTTTGTCCAGGCAAAACGCCATTTTTCGTTTGTGGGTCGATTCCGTTTCTCATATCGTAATTTACAATCATACGAATCCATTGCTGGAAGAACGACCAAATTTCACCGTCACCATCACTCAAGAACGAAAAGTTTACATCATTGTTTATCGAAACATAAGGTTTCTTTTCGACGTTACCATATCCGTAGCGGCGAATTTCGTTTGTAGAAAGGCTAACACCCGGAATGTTTGTTGACTCGCACCACAATTCTATAAAGCGTGAGGTGCTCTGCAATCTTGCAGAAGCGTTAGATTGTATCATACCTCTAGGCATCGGAATACGAACGAGAAACTTATTGTTTCTCATAATTCCATTCTTTGATACACTAGAAATAAATGATTGGACGTTAAAACCTGACTGTGCCATTATCGTATCTTTTGAGTTGATTCTTTGAAAACTTGTTGCTTGCTAGCGCCGACAAATCTTTCTGTCGGCAACATCAATGCCATATCCCACTCACTAGGTGTAACATAGAAATATCGTGATCTAACCTGACTAAATAGATACTTCTTTATGCAAGGTTCGAAATATTTAAAACGTGAAGCACCTTTTAAAATTTGATAGTTGATTCTGAGCTTTGTAGTGTCATCGTAATTTTTGTTGTTTATGGTCAGATACAAAGCGTTCATCAACTTTGCTCTCATCAACGGAGGCAAGTAGTGAAGGTTTATTCCGAGAAATCCATCAGCGTATAGTTCTATAGGAAATATGAGTGGAAAACGATCCCAGTATGGAAGATCCTCTTTAGTTTTAGGATCGTAGTAAAACATAAACATTCTACCGATTGATTGTCTATTCATACGGGTAGTTAGACGATCTTTCTCTTTCATTAACTGCTTATCGTTAACACGGTTGACTTGTTTAGCCGCATTTCTAAACCAATTTCGGGCATCAAGGGTATTATTCTGTTGAATACCTTTGTCCGAACCCTTTTGGGCAAGTTGCTGAAAGATGTATGCTACCACTTTATGTTAAGCTCTTTTTCGGTTAAAATGAGAAATTTCCATTTTCTATCTTCGCAAAACTCTTTTGCTGCTTTCCATTTCGCTTGGTTTACACCCCAAGTCATAACCTCACTTATGTACGCTTTATTTATTGTTTTTTTCTTAACCGGTTCTTTAGTTTGCGAGGCAGGTTTTATCTCTATTAGAAGTGTTTCTACCACACCTTGAGGATTTCTCTTTCTAACTATAAAATCAGGAAAATAACGGTGCATTTTCCCATCTACAGGTGATCTGTAGGGAATTATAAGTTCTTCACTTGCCCATTGAAGTACATCAGGGTGAGAATCTAAATAGTTCATAAATTTTGATTCCCAGCGACTACGATAAATAATGTTAGTCGGATCCCCTTTATACTTGGACGGATTTCTAGGTTTAAAGTATCCTTTATACGACATATAACAATTTATAACGGGACAAAAATGGCCAGAAATATAACATCAGCTACGTTAGCATCGGGTGGTTCTACTTCCGTTAGTAGAACTAGCACTAATAGTAGAAACATTACACAAGCCGACTTGTTTCCTATGCGTACTCAAAATACTAGTGATATTGAAGGAAAAAATAACGGAAATGTGAACTTTCTTCAGTTTCCAAAAGATCGTGCTAAATACTTTATGACTTTAGGTATGAGTGAATATAAAAGATCGGCGACCGAATTTCAAAAAATGGATTTATCGGTAACTGATCACATAATGTTACCTTTACCACAACAAATGGTCGACAATCATGGTGTAAACTACGAACAAAAGGAATTAGGGCAATTTACCGGAGGAACAGCCGAATCTATTTCTGCTGCTTTAGCTGGAAGTGGTGCGTCTGCAATGGCTTCAGCAGGATCTGCTATATTTGGCGGTTTACTTTCTAGTTTGGGTTCTGCGTTCAATCAATTGACAGGCTCAAATGCAACAGATGCACTGTATGCTAGTTTTGGTGTTGCGCCAAATCAATTTTTGACTGTTATGTTAAAAGGACCACAATATAAAAAACATGAATTTTCTTGGAAATTATCCCCACGCAATGAACAAGAATCTGAAGCTATTAGAAAAATTATCTTGACGTTGAATAACGCTATAGCACCTGGGACTGCAGGACCATATTTTACTTTTCCCAAAGTGTTTGAAATCAAATTTAATCCCAACGAAAACGTTCTTTATAAGTTTAAACCTGCAGTTATAGAAAGCATGTCTGTTAATTACGCCCCATCAGGTGCCCCTGCATTTTACAGAAGAACAAATGCACCTGATTCCGTAGAAATACGTTTACAATTTTTAGAACTAGAATTTTGGCTTACTGGTCAATTTACTGGTAGTTCTATTGCGTCTGATGGAAGTAGACCGGGTGGGGGTGTATAATGGCTGAACGTTACTTCATAAAATTTCCTAACACCGTTTATGCAAATACTGAGTGTAAGAATATAACTTTACGTCCGACTCTTTCGGACAAGTTAGATGCAACTCCTACATTGTTTTACAAATATGCTTTACAGACAGGTGCTAGAGCAGATGTGATTGCATCTAATTATTATGACGATCCTTATTATGAGTGGTTGATCTACCTCAATAATAAGGTAATCGATCCATATTATGGGTGGCATTTAAACGATTATGATTTTGAACAGTACATAAAAAAGAAATATGGGTCTGTTGAACAAGCACAAAAGAAAATATACTACTATCAATTGAATTGGACAAATGACGATAACGAAATAACACCGTCATTTTATAATTCTACACTACCTTATGTTTTGAGAAAATATTATACACCTGTTTTTGGTTCGAGTGACAAGATTATAGCCTACAAGAGACGCCAGAGTGATGTATTGTGTAACACAAACAAATTGCTACATTTCGACGTTACTATTACATCAGGTAATGGTTATACGATAGGCGAAATAATCGACATTAAAAATTCTTCACTTACAACTGTTGTTGGTGGAGCAGAGGTTGTATTTGCAAATACTACAGTTGTAAAAGTTAAAAACATTTCTGGTAACACATCCGCAACAAACAAGATTGTAGGTGAAACTACTAACACGATTTCAACAATAACAAATACAGATATTTTATATGAAAATTTAACTGATGAAGAAGCAGTTTATTGGAGTCCCGTATATTTCTATGAGTATGAAGTCGATAAAAATGAAGCAAATAGAAATCTTAGATTGTTACACAACAACTATGCGCTTGAAGCAGCAGAAGAACTTAGAACTATTTTAAAGGAATAGAATGGCTAGTAATATAGGAACATATTCTAAAGCCGTTATTAGAAAGTGTAGTGTTAATGGAGTTGACATTACACAATCGGTAAGAATGGTTTATACAGGATCATCTATTATGACACCATGGAATGTGGGAAAAATTCTTGTAGTTGACGGTGCAAGAATACAGGATGGTCTGTATAATGCGGGTGTGCCTATGCAGTTAGTATATTCGGCAGGTGACTCTAGTAAGGTTAGAGAAATAGAATTAGTAACTATGGGTAATCTTGGCGGTATGCAAACACAAAGTAACCGTGTGGGTGGCACTGAATTGATGGGTATCAGTCAATCATATTTTAACATGCAAAACGAGCATACTAGTTATCATCAAAATGTTACAGCATCTGATGCACTGAAAAAGCTACACAAGGAAGTAGATTCTAGAGGTTCACTTTCAATTACAACATCAAAGGGAATGATAGGTGATACTGAACCTTTTCATTTGCGTGGAGTTAAATTAGGTCAGGGTGCTAATAACATAAGAGCTAGAATGACTGACGAAAAATATAAATCTGGTGCATATGTTTATTACAAAGATCAAGACGGTCAATATTACAGTATGCCTTATGAAGAACTCACAGATAAAGCTAGTATGGGCGGCGTTACTTTCACTAAAATGCCCATAACAAATACGCTTACACAACAAGGATTAGCGGCTAGAAATATATTTGCCATGAGAAAAGGTGCTACTGACGCTGATTTTGGTAGTGATAACGCTACAAATTGGCAACAAACAGGAAATCAACGTGGTGGTGTCGTAGACAAAGGTTTCGATTTTGCGTCAATGGAATATAAGAAACCTGATGCAAAAGAGTATGACCCCTCAAGTCGTAAGACTGCAGGAAAAACACAGTGGCAAGGCGAAAAGGCATCAACACCACAGACAGTAAATCATAATTTTTATTATGATAAAAATCAAAAGACAAAACAGGATTTTGAAGGTGATGTTGCTAATAGAAATGTCATGAGCAAAATGGCGATGCAAGGCTCTATGACAGTAAATGTTTCGATGGAAGGCGGATTGCAGTGCAAAGTGGGTACTGGCTGTGCATTGGATATTCCTGCTGAAGTTGGTACTGGCGGTGCCGCAAAGTCAAGTGCCGGCGGAAATCATTTAATAGTCGCTATGGGAGAATATATAATGATGGGAGATCAAGGTATGCAAGGTATTGTATCATTACAAACAGCAAGTGGCGGTAAGCAAGGATCGATGTTCTAATGTCAGAGTATGGTCGTGGAAAAGGATTTAATTACTTTGTAGCAGAAGTTGTTAATATCGACTCACCTTATCAGGATGGTTCGGTACAATGTAGAGCATATGGAACAGAAGATAATTCATCTGCTATTCCCGATGATAAACTTAGATGGTATAAGTGCGCTATGCCTGTAACACATGCACAAGTGACTGGTTCAGGTGGTATGCATCGTTTGCAAAAAGGTAGCAAGGTATTGTGTATGCATTTGGATGACGGCGAACAAATACCTATAATTTTATTTACGCTAACAAGTAGCGGAAAAACATCTTAAGGAGTTATTATGGCGTTAGAATATGAAGATCCATTAGCAGATCAACCGAAAATTCCTATAAGTGGAAGACCAGTCGGTGATCCAAGAAAGATCGATGGTAAAAAAGGTGATGAAAATAATCATGGCGCTATTCTAAATGGCGGTCAACCCATACACGATCAGGCAAAAGATAAAGCAGGCAAGGTTGCAGCAAAAAAAGCGGACGTCCCTACTATGGGATCTCAAATGTTTGATATGTCAAAAAATCCTATGGACTTTATCAAAAAATTTGATCCTAAAAACTTAGCAGGATCTATACCATTTGCATTGAATCTTTCAAAAATTGTACAAGCAGGATTAGACCCACAGGCATTTGTAAAAGATTTATTAGGTAGTAAGATCACTGAAATGATGGGACAATTGAGTCAAGTTACAAATCTTTTACAGCAAGCACAAAACCTATTGCCTGCACAAGTTCAACAATTAATGCAGTTAGAACAACAGTTGGTCGGAAAACTAAATGAAGAGATAGGTGCCTTAACTGAAAAAGTAACACAAGTTACAGATGTAGCTAAACAAATAAATGATATTTCAAATAACGTTAAATCCATAACTGAACAACCTAATAAGAAGGTATGATATGGCTATTGATCCGAATGACTTGACTAGTATTGTTAAAAGTGTCGAAGAAGCTTTTGATAAAGAAAGAAACAGAGAGCGTGAGCGTTTCACCGATGTTAAGAAATATAGCAAAGGCAAATATCCTATGCGATATGTTGAAGAGCATATCGGCGGTCACCGTGTTGTAGTAGATAGTACTCCGGGTCATCGTGTAACTGAAACGTATCACGGATCCGGAACATATAAAATGGTTGCTGAAGATGGTTCAGAACATCGAATGGTTGTTGGCAACAAACACGAATATTTAAAGCAGGGATATACTCTCACAGTTGATCAAAACGGCGATATTAGAATTGAAGGTCATGCACGTATAATAATTGGCGGTGGTGCTCACATAGAAGTCAAAGGAGACGTCAATTTAGTGACTACAGGTAATATGACACAAACTGTAGGTGGTGATTATAAGCAAGTGGTATTAGGAAACATGATAACATCAGTGGCGGGTACACTTAGCACCATATCGCAGGGTGACCAATTAGCAAAAACTGGAGCAAACTATACTGCAGATGTCGCATCTAATTACAAAATGGAATCGGGTGGTACCAGTGATATGAAATCTGGCGGAAATATGACTAAGAAAGCACCTAAGATCGACCTAAACCCATAAGGATAAATAATATGCCTAGAGTATCAAGAGTAGATGTTGACTTACACATAGGACATGCTAGTCCAACGCCAAATCCATTTCATAGAACGGCATATGCACAAGGATCTTCTAATGTGTTTACAAACGGACAAAAAACTGTGAGACAAGGCGACAAAACTTATTGTGGAGATCCTGCGGTCGGTTGCAGTTCCACCGTCTTTGTTAACGGTAAGGGAGTTCATCGACTTGGTGATGCAACAGGTGGGCATGGTA